AGTTGATCTGCCTCACCGTCTTGTGCGGTTACACTAACAGTGTCAGGCATTCCTTGCTGCCCCTTAGAGATCGATACTGACATACCCTCGTCAATCTTTTCATCACTTTCTTTTAACAAGTTTTGTAGTTCACGATCTAAAGATTCAAATGCAAACTCGTCAATCTTGCTGCTATAATCTGAACGGTCAGTAAATGTCTTACCACCTACTGTAAACTTACCACCTTTTGGTGTTCGTGCAAGTGCAGCAGTGAAGGCGTTGCCTTCTTCCATATCATCTTCTGCTAAACCACCTTCTTCTGCTCCGTATGATGCCATGTCATCAACGATATCTGCACCTGAGTCCATCTCATCTACGATACCTTGAATAGGTCTCATGCCATAGCACTCATCAAGGCCTTCTTTGTAGCCCTCATGATACATACGTGCTTCTTCCATATCTTCAAAAGCCTTACCATGATAAGCATGACCCTTCAAGCCATGTGCTTTACCCTCTAGACGGGCAGCATTCAAGCGATGATTCATACCTTCTTTCATAGTTTTCTTCTTTTTCTCATCGTATTCGATGTCCTTAGTAACTTTCTTACCAGCCTTCTCAGCCTTCTTGTCATCTTTACCTTTGTGACCCATATCATACTCTAGGTCTTTAGTGACTTTCTTGCCGGCTTTTTCAGCCTTGTCATCACGCTTTGCAGTTTTTTCTTTTGCTTCCATTGTCAATGGTGATGATAGACTATCATTAGGTGGAATGTCTGCTTCTTTCACGCCGCCCTTCCAGCCTTTCTTGGCACGGATAGCGAACATTACTTGACGCATCTTTTTGAATTCAGGTGAACCCTCTTTGTGAGGACCTGTTTTCTTTAATTTATTGAGCATAGACTCTAGTTCTTCTACAGACTTCCCTGCATACTGACCAGTTGATTTTACTTCTGCATCGCCGGCCCACTTCTCATCCAATGCTTCTTCTTTCATAGCGTCTCCTGCGAGTGACATCTCGCCTTTGCCGATTGATTGTTTGATTTGTTGAGCAAGAGCAGGATTTGAAACTGTACCTAGTGTCTTTGTACCTTGTTTAATAACCTGTGTATTCTGTTTTGCAGGCTCCATTGTAATTTGCTCTGCTTCTGCTAAGAAATTCTCATTGACATGCTCGAACCAATCTTTTAATGAATGCTTCTTAGCAGGCAACTTGTCTAGTTCTTTGCTTGACTTGGGTTTATTACCAACCATAAAGTCTTGTAAATTCTTAGCATTGTCGTACTTCTTGACATTGCCAGTTTCATCTGAGCCTTTCTTTGGGCGACCGCGTCCACGCTTTGCAGCAGGTTCTGCGTCTTTGTTTTTCTCTTCACCCTCTTCGTCAGTATCATACTTACGTCCATAACCACCTGGTTCAGCCTTATGCTTAATACCTGTTGGTGTTTTTTCAGTAGCCTCTGACAAGTGGCTTATTTTTTCTAGCATGTCTTTAAAATTCATTTGTCGTATCCTCTAAATGTTAAGCACCAGCACCGGTCTTAGGCTTTGGCGGTCTGCTAATAGTACTCATTGGACTCTTGATTCCTCTTGGGTCGTTATCCAAATAAGGTTTAAATGGATCGAATGCTGCTGGTGTTTGACCACCTGCATAAGGAATATCGATCTTTGAGTCTTTAGCCTGATCTTTAATGCTGCTTAGATATGAATCGCCGTAAGCCTTGCTGGCTTCTTTCGCACCGGGTTGAGATCCCATTTCTTCTTGAGTTAACAAGGGACTTTCCTTCATTTGATTTTCGTATGCGTCATTTTCGCTGTTGATACTATTATCAAAATCGGTGCTTACTACTCTAACGTAATCTACATTATATCCTAACAACTGTGCCATTTGTTGAACCATTGGCTCTGTTGCAGGATAACGGAACTTACCTTTAATGATAGTTACAGGAAGATTAGATAGATTAGGGAAACCGTATGGATCCTTTTGAATAGGAGTGGTTGAAGGCGAAGAAATTTCGATAGGATCGAACTTCTTTAAATTATACACAAAAAGGTCTAGGAAGTTCTTATCAACCTCCCCGGCGATTTTAATTGTACAATTGTAAGTATGTACACTTTCAAAAATATATTGTTTTAGGCTTTTCATATTAAGTTCCCGTATACTATATTTATCATTTATTCTCAGTTTTTGCACTGAGCATCTTTAGGAGTTCGTTTCGATCCAAAGCCTTTCCCTCTCCTAAGGGGGTATTATCGATCTCTTCTTCTTTGCTAGACTTCTTCTGATCTAATGCTGCTTTTTTCAATTGTAAATCAAGCATTTTTAACTTCTTGTTGATCTTAGCAGTCTTGGCTGTTATAGCGTGACCTAATAAATTACTTGCTACTCCGAAAATTTCGCTGCTGAATCTACTATCTACTTGCATACCCAGATCCATCAAGTCTTTATAACTTGCTGTGGCTAAGGCTGCTAATTCATCCATTTCACCGTCTGCTGCTTCAAGACCCTTGACTTGTGGCAATGCTTGCTCAATCTTATCTAGGTTTTGAATTGCAGTCTCAGTTACTTCTGCGGTTTGATCGGGTAAAGGATCAGTCAAATCACCGTTAGGTGATTCGTTTGTTGCCATATCGAATAGTTCTTCAAGTTTCTTAGTCATTTGAAGTATTTATTTTCCTTTTCTGCCATTGTAGAAAAGGTCATCTTCAGTGATGACCCTGAATGTGAAACCTTGCTGTTTGCAATAGGCCATGGCTGAAGCCCATTTAGCGTGATTAATCGCTACAATCATTCTATCTTTAGCACTAGCAACTTTACTCTCAATCAAACTTTGCTTTTTGGGTTTGATCTCGACTACTTCTGCAATTTTCTTACCGAATTTATTTTCATAAACTACGAAAAAATCAGGAATATAATTAGTCATCTTTCCTGTAACAGGGTGTCTATATGGTATAGACATTGATTCACTTGCCCAATACAATACGTTTTTATTTGTGTCGCAGAAAGTCATGAATGTTAACTCCCATCCTGACCTGTATTTCGGTTTGTGCTTTCCTATATACTTTTGTGGATTCTTTGGATTGAAAATCCCCTGCGCAAAATTAGCCATATCATAAAACTACGTTTCTTTGAACTGCCTCATTAGGTTTGGGAATGTTTCCGATTCCGTACAATGAAGTTTTTGATTTGAAGGAGTTCAAGTAATAACAAATTACTTGATTCATTTGTAACTTATTGTTTTGACCTTTAATGACTTCTAATAGTTCGATGACATTATAACCGGTCTCTTGTGCGATTCTGAAAAGTAAAGAAGTGAAGTTGCCAGCGATCTTTGAGTTTTCAGAGACTCCTTTAAAGTAAGAATATACAACATCAAAGTCGGCTGCGTTAACAACCAGTTTGGTGTTGTAGAAATTGTCGAAAATTCTTACGGTTTGATCAGCCGCGCTTTTTGATGATATAGTTGCCATAATATTATTTATGCAACTAAAACATAGAAAAGATTAACCAGCGTCTGGTATATTAGTAATATTTGGTGGAGGGAAGCCAGTAGTTAAGTCACTACCATTGAATTGAGTACCTACTACGGGTTCACTTGTAATTACTGGAGGAGATTGTAATGCTCCGATCGGAGGAGTTCCTGCTGTTCCTATACTACCAGGACTACCACCTGCTGTTGGGAAATTAAACAGTGTATTTCTTGTGTTCGGAGTTTGTTGTACAGATTGAATGAGCATAGCAGTAACTTCTTGTTTTGCTACGGTCTTTAAGTTCACATTTTTAAACGTATTATAGGTAGTGCCTGCTGTTTTAATAGCACCTAAAATGTCGCCACGTGCTAGTGCATCAAGTGTGCCACCTACTCCATCGACTAAACCACCTTGACCTAAAATAGTGCCATTAGCGCCCGGGTTAGCGATTGGACTCACTCTTCTATCATATGTAGCAGCATCACCAAATCCAGTAACGATATCACCGGGTGATCTACCATCGATGGCACCGTAATTATAAACTACAGTTTCGTAATCGATGCTCATTCTATTTTGCATTATGCCGCCACCCTCAGAATAACTATACTGATCGTGGGAGAAATTAGTAATGATAGGATTTACTAATGTGTATGCTGTGAAGTTATGTTGATTGAACCCAAATACAGTAATGCTCTTAAAGAAAGGAACTTTGTTTACAGCACCATTTGGACTTTCTGCATTATAACCCCAGAAGTCATCATCTGAAATTGAAGGATTATATATGTTTCTTTCGTTGTAATTATTGGGCCCGTTGCCTGCGCTTCCTCTAGAACCTGCAAATTGTACGTTAGGATTTAATGCATCATTGTAATAATAAGTGTAATATGCTTCCCACAACTGATTGATCTGATCACCATTATCATCATGGAAAGTAATTTCTACTGGATCATACTTAATCTTAGTTTGTATAATTCTTTTTCTGTTATACTGATTTAACTGAGTAGTATTAAAAGAATATGAAGGTAGTTTTACTTCTTTTACTAATAATCCAAAGTTCGTGCTGGCATCCACACTTCCTACGCCTCTGCTATAGAATCCTACGAAGGCATCAGGATTTATTTCAAAATATGTATGAAATAAGAACTTGAATTTAGGAGCATTCTGATAAGAATTAGTCCTAAATGTTTTAGAAGCGTGGGTATAATCTCGGAGGTAATCGCTGCCGAAGAATGCTCCGGCAGCGTCCCTTAAAAGATTCTGAATAAAGCCAGACATGTGACTTTAGAACCTTTAATTATTAAGTCTGACCACCGATACCTGTAGCGATACCTGTTGAACCATTCAACGCACGACCAACGCTTGCACCAACGCCAGAAGCGAGAGGAGCCTGAATTGCGTTATCGTAACGAATTGTTAGGGCAATAGTTACTGCGTCTGAGGTAGCGTAGTTCAATGTCTGATAGTTGGCTTGTTGTAGATAGCAACCATATAGTTCCCATGTTTCAAGAACTGTAGGTGCTGCTGCTCCGTTACCACCATCGAGAATTTCGATGTTTGTTTGGAACTTATAGTCCTGACCTGTTGCAGCAGAAGCCTGCTCAACGAAGTCCATCTGCTTCTGTAACTGCTGACCAACTGCTTTAGAAACACTACCGGATGCGTCATCACGAATGTTGACAGATAGTGGTTGCCATGTGTGCTTACCTGCAAGATAGATTCTTGAGTTATACACGTTTAGTGTTACTTCATCGAACTGCACTTGTGGTCTTGCGCAATCGATAACCTGCTTAGTCAAACTAAGGCCACCTGTAGCATCAACCCCGAAATTCAAGAAGTTAACCCTGAATCTGAATTGGAGTTTAGGCATTAATAGACCTTGGTTGCCTCCAGCATTATCAGATGCTACGGTCATGTTAAACAATGATTGTGAGGCTGTTGCCATTTAAATTCTCCTGTTATATGTATTTATCATTTAAAATGAGTACCCCTTTCGGGGTACTCATACTTCATTACGCTCCGCTCAACTCACCAGTGTTGAAGATACGAACTGGGATGTAGATGAATTCGACTGCCTTGACAGGCTCGATTGCAACGTCGATCCAAAGTTCATTTCTATCAATTCTTGCTGGAGTGTTGTTTGACTCATCACATACAACCAAGTAGTCATAAACGCCTCGTTTTGCAACCAAGTCAACTAGTAATGTTTCAACAACACCACTGATCTGCTGTCTTGTATATGCATCATTTGGTTCGAATACGAACGGTCTTGCTGCGATTGTCAACTGACGACGGATATAAGCAACTAGTCTTGCTACGTTAATTCTATCTAGTGCAGATAGAGAATTGAAACTTGACTTGTTACCATAGTTTAGTAATCCGTTACCAGTGAAGAATACCATTGGGTTAATCTGATTAGTGTATAGAACGTCACGAATTCCGATACGTGTCTTAATTGTGACGAACTCACCTGTTTCTGAATCAACATAACCAATGTTTGTTGCGTTATCAATGATACCGCGACGAGTTCCTGCTGGTGCTAACCAAGGGAAAGCAATTGTGTCGTTTCTTAGAATTGTTCTAATCATCATGTGTGATGATGGAACAGCGACTAAGTTACCTGACAAGTCTGATGTGATACCACTTGGGTAGAATAGACCCATGTAAGTGTCACGTGTTACTAGACCATCTTCACCTGT